TTAAGTTCATCAGCACACATCTCCATAAATTTTTTTGCACCTTTATGAAATTGTAGTCTATGTTTAAAAATTAATTTCATATCAGGGATCAACCATAATTCTGCAACTCCTGGCCATTGAGGAGCTACACCAAAACAAACTATTGGTTTTCCTTTTTCATTTATGACTGTGTAAGCATAACCAGATCTGGCTGCTTTATCTAAGTAGTTAAAGTAGTTTGGGATTTGATTTATATTAGCCTGGTCCTCCGGGTGGAGATCCATCAAGGTAAGTAAATAAGATTTAAATGGTAATACAGTTAAAGGATCTCTAGCTCCCTTTATTCCAAAAATATTTTCAAGTGTCGATAGGTTCATATGTTAATCTAAATCTTTTAGGAAAACATAATTGTTTCAATTTCTTTTCTGTACATTCTAAAACAACTTCTGTTTCTAATTGCATTTCGTTTGTTAACCAAACTTTTACTCTCCATTTTCTTTTAGTATCTTCGCTATCTGTTGCCATAATCTCCAATTCATTAATACACAAGGTTCATCATAATCTTCAACCATTATTAATAGATCTGCCGAACCTTTCCATCTTTTTATAGTTGCAAAACCTTTTCCATCTTTCCTTGCTTTGACTTCACAATTTAATCCACCAAGTAGTTGGACTTGGACATCATGGGGAAAATCTTGCAAGGCTCCAGACAATGGCTGCCTCCTCGCTTTAATACCCAGGTCCTCAAATAGTTTTACTATTTTTCTTTCTACTCTTGTACCTTTAATTTTAGATTTACTACTCATGCAAATATATCAAAATCTGTAGTTGCGACTGATTGCCTAAACTTAGGATTATGTCCTCTTGTTAGAGCTCTGTGTTCACCACCACCTAATAATAAATACATATAAGCATCACCGACATGGGAATGCTCATTCTTGTTTGGCTGATCTCTGTATCGTTCAGCTCCAGAGATTTGTACTCTTTTAAAATGATAACCTCCACTCAATGCTTTACGAAGTCTTTTACATCTTTGATCAATTAATAGACCAGGCTTACCATCAATCAATCTATTCATTGGCATTGCACCAGCCTCTCGTCTTACTTTAAAATCATTCGTTGCAGTTGGTCTAGCAGTTAGACCTATAGATCTTAAATGATCAAATGCAGTTACTTCATAAATCTCATCTCTCTTTTGCCCGGCTGGATCTCCCCACACCAGGACATCAAATTTTGGAAATCGACTTGCGAGTTCTGATTTTAACATTGTACCAAATCTTTCTAATCCCATATCAAAAGTTACAAGCTCATGAAGTATAACCCATCTTCCATTAGGAAGTCTTTGTCCAAAGATTGCTGCTGGAGTTAAACCAAAGTCAACACCAACTTGAATAGGTACAGATGGATCTGGCTCAATATTTTCTGTAGCCATCATATTGTCATCGTACTCACTAATAATAGGTTTACCTTCCTGGACATAAGTGTAAAGGCCCTGGGCATAACATCTTATCCAATCAATATTCTTTCCGAGTAAAGTTTGTTCATAATAACCAGTCGGTAAATTTTTTTTATTCTCTGCTTTAGGATTTGCCATCCACCACTTCTTAGCACTATAAATAAATCCATTAGCCTCTGGGTTTTCTGGTAAATCATCTTTAGTATATTCAATGACAGCACCTGGCTGTTTATAAAACTTCCATGCATACTGACCAGACATCTTTTCTTTTTCAGATAATCGATACCACCAATGATCATCATCCATTGGGTTCGTATCCATAATAATACCTCTCCAGGGTTTTGCTCCTCCATCTGATAAGGTGGGATAACGACCAACACGATGCGTAAGACCATCGATAACAGCTTTAGGTAATTCTCTGGCCTCGTTAACCCACGCACCGGTAAGTTCCATCGATAATAATTTTCTAACATCTTTAGGCTGGTCAAGAGCTAAGAATATAACCTCACAGTCTATTCCTGGAGCTCCGTCTCTAGGTGGCAATTTAATATGATGCGTTAAGGGTGGGCTCCATCTAAATGGTCCCCAAATGTTTTCTGGAAACAACTCTTGCCATGTTTTAATAGTAGTTGTCCGAAGTTCGGGATAAGAATTACGCACAACTACAAACCTAGAATACTTGATCCCATCCCTCGGACTTTGTACCTGGCTCACAGCCTTGAGCATAATCTCTGCTGCACAAGCATAAGATTTACCGGAACCAACTGGTCCCATTAAACCTCTAACAAAACTTTTATCTTGTAAAAATTTCCATACTGTAGGTGAAGTAGAGAAATCTAAATTAAGATTTGTAATTGCATCACTCATTAAACTTTTTTTCTTTTTGTATATTCCAATTTATTTGTCCAGACATTTTAATAATATCATCAGTTATAATAATTGTTTTTATACCTTCGAGATCATCAATTACTTTTGCTAATTTATTATCATTCATTTTTTCTAAATCAGAAATTGCTTTATCTAATTTAGTTTCTATTTTACTTAAAACATTACTCATATTTTTCCAACCTTTCTAAATAACTTTCAATCCTACTTGGATCTTCTGATTTTTTTCCCATTGCTATATCTTTCCAATCATTGACTGAACGGCCAACAATATTTGCACATTGCTTATCACTAAATTTTTTCTTTAACATCACTACCTGGATCCGATCTATCTCCTGGGGTGTCATCTTCCTTAGCGACATCCTCTACCTCCTCTGCGTTTATTATTGTTGGTTCTGGTCCTTGCATTACGATACCTACAACAGAAGGTCTTTCCATATCCTCTTGTTGTTCAAGTAACCCAGATGCTTTAGCCAGAGTTCTTAATACTGAAACTTTATCGTGCAGCTCCACTTCCAACTGAGGCCCAGCCTTTGTCGGAGTAACTTTAATTTTTTTAATAGCTTTAATTGCTGCCTTTGGAATATTCTTTGGATCTTTAACATTAACATTTCCCTGGTCATCCCAATAAACAATATCATCAATACTTACAGTTGCTATATCAATTAATTCTTGAGCAACATTCTCTTTGTTGTGTTCAATAACCTCGGACTTCTTAATTCTCCTCTGGACCACTCGGATACCACCGAAACGATCCAGGGGAGGTTTAACGATCCTTTTTTTACTAGAAGGGGATTTCGTCATCAAGTTGATCTGCTCTCTCTGCTGCTAGATTAACTGGCTCATCAACCTTGGCTGCTGCCGATTGCTGATAAGATGGGATATTCCCTTGTCCAGATTTGTCATTCTCAAACACTCTGAAAAAAATAACAGCATCGCCTTTGTTATATTCCTTAGAAGTATCTTTGTTATAGATCTTAATATCCAAAGCTCCAGGAACGGCAGTTCGCTGTTTAGTTTCTTTATCAAAGTTAGATCCTTCCCAAGTCTCAATGATGTATTCACCCTCTGAAAGAGTTGTGGTTCTCATGAGCTTGAAAGTTCTGTTACTGTGTGTTGGTCCGTTAGACATATATTTCCTTTCTGTTATGTTTCCGAATTGTTTTCACTATAATTGATTTATAAAAATTCTGCAAAAAAATTGTGAGGTTCCCCCCATATAGTATTACGCACCCGGGGGGGAAAGGGGTGCGAAATTTAAAATGTTCCATTTTTGTTCCTTTTTCTAGATTATAAAGTGTAAAGGTTCGTTTACTGTTTATAAATTACCTTAGTCTCCTTGCGTTTGAAATCTTCTTAATCATTCTCTGTATCTCTTCTGCTTTATCAATGGGAGGTGGTCTCTTAAAGAATGCGTGTTCAAAGAATACAATGCTTTTAGGACTATCTTTATGGTTATCTCTTCTCCAGATTAATACTTCCTTAATCTTCTTTACAGCTCTATCTGGATCTAATCCTTTATCTTTAATCCAGGACTGTACAATTTCTAGTTGTTTCTGATTATACTGTAGATTTTGACCGAATATCTGTTCGGTTAGTTTCTTAAACTCATTCATTACATATTTACCTTTAAGGAATATATCATTGTTAAGTTTGTTGTTATGTAGTCCTTCTGAGTGAATATCTACATATTCCTTGGAGTGAATATCTACTTTACCTCCCCCTTTTACAGTAGGCTTTTCCTCTATCTTTGTATTCCTTCTGAGTGAATACTTAGTCTTATCGTTCATCTTAGGACCTATTGGTATTTCTGGTTTCTCTTCGTAAGATCTGTCTTGGTCTGTAGCTATTGCAGCAGCATCCTCCTCAGTTACATCGGGATCAAAGACCATAAAGTATTTGTTACCCTTTAGCCCAGGATGTTTCTTAGCATATTTAATATATCCCATCTCAATCAGTTTACGAATATGTTTACTGACTGTACTCTGAGACTTAATTCCTAAGACCTTAGCAATAGTGATTTGGTTGGGCCAACAGACACCTTGCCTTGAGGTATAATTACCTAAAGCACACAGAACCATAAAAGTTCTGGGATAAGTTTTAAATCGTATATCAGCCACAGCTCTTTGTGGAATGACACAGAAATGCCCAGGTGTTCTGCCGGTCCCGTAGTCTGCTTTATCCTTTTTATTTTTCGGAGCAGTAGCCATGCTGAATGTTGTTTAGCAGTTCTTGTTTGATCTTATTGTAATCAGCCCACAGAGCTAAACCTTCGTCTGTTTTCATAGACCAGCACTTGGAATTCTCAGCTTTAATCTTTTGGTGATGGCAGACAGTTGTGTGATCTCTATCTCCACAAGATCTCGCAATGTGTGTTACACCATGTTTAGTTAAGTCTAAGCATAAGTTAATATACAAAGATCTAGCTTTCACTAATTCCTTGTACCTTCTCTCCGATGTTATTTCTATTGGAGTAAAGCTCGTGTGATTACAGACAGCCTCCATAATATCTTTTAGCCAAATTCTACCTTCAGCTTTCTCTGGGTAATAACTAATCTCTGATTTCTTGAGCTCTAGTTGGTCCTGGAGTATTGCTATTCTCTTCTCCAAGTTATCAATCTCAATCATTTTGATTTGTCTTGTACTGAGCTGCTGCAAATCATTTTTAGGTTTTGGTTTTTTAATGGGTTCAACTTTACCTTTTACATACTGAAAACCAATGGGTGGTCGCATTACATTATTTGGGATCTTTGTCATTATCCTGGTCCTTTCTTAATTTGATTACTGTGCCTGGATTGTTTGGATCTTTCTTTTTTTGTTTAATGAGATCAGTCAAGTAACTCAAAAGATACTCAACGAACCAATGAGCTTTGCCCATGTCCTCTCTTGCACCTTCAAGTGTTGGAACCTTCAATCCCATTCGACAAGTGTATTTCATAATCGAACCTTTTAAGTATCCGATAAACTCAGCCTCAGTCAGTTGAGATCTGATTACTTCTATTGTTTCGATTGATTTGTTTTTGTAGTGTGGTGGGTTGATATTATCTTTTGTCATCTGTAACTATCCCTCGTGCTGCATTGATCATCTTGTCTAATTGATCTTGCCTAACTTTAGGTCGGATCGCTATTCCCATCTCTAAGATTTCAGACACCAGAGTAGCCATAGGTATTCGTTCTATCTTGGCCTGGTCCTGGAGCTTATCTTTTAGAGGTTGGGAGATCTTCATGTAGAAGGGTATTAATTGCTTGGTTTTTGCCATGTTTTCTCCTTGTTAAAATATATCTTGTAAATATATCAGAAATATCTATATTAGTAGGTGTACAATATGAGAACAACAATGAAAGGAAATATAACAATGGAAACACTCAAGTACGAAAACATAGCTAACATCGGTGACACAATCAAAGCATACGACTTTGCAAGATACGGAGAAAAAGAAAGTTACATTCAAGGTATCGTTGTTGAGAAGGGTATGTGTGATGACAAGTATTATGCTTGTTACAAAATTAAATTAACTAAAAGATTAGTTGGTGGTGAAGATGTAACTCAAAAGACAATCGATGCCGGAGCTGATGTTTG